TATCCAAATTCATTGGTTTGTTATATATCCACCAGTTCAACATATTCATATCATAAACTTGTTTAAATGGATATGTCGATAATAGATGTTTTTTAGAAGGTGTTAGTATAATTTCATCCTTTAAAAACTCATAAGAATCAGTTGATAGTGAATCCATATGATTAAATGTGAGCATGCGACCTTCACCACCAAGGTGTTTCACATAGAGTAAAGATAACTTGTTGTCTTTATGAAGTGGATGTAAAAATCCATCTGAATATATCGGAATAACAATATACAAATTTATAACCTATTTATGTAGTTTAATATAATACTTTTTTACTATATGGAACAAGTAAAATTATTATTATTCATTCACAACCACAGTAGGTGCGTTATACTTATTTTCAAATTCATCATATTTTTCTTTTATATATAAGTGGTTTTCAACAAAATCTTGTAAGTTACCATGTCCTATCTCTTGCATTCTTTCCCATGACAAAATTAAATATACATCAACACCATCCGCGAATACAACATATTTTTTTCCAGGTTCTAAGTCTAACTGAATTTCTTTTCCTCTATACATGGGTATATGTTTTCTTGCGCCTCCACCTCCCATTGAACCACCAACTGCTTGTTTATCATCGCTATATACTATCCATGGAGGTACTATGATACTAGCACCGGAAATACCTGCCCCCGTTCTATTACTCCTATCTAATTTAATTTGCGTTTCTTGGGTTGCTTCACAAAACATAATTACAGGTCTGTGGGCTCTATATGCATCCGAAGCTCCAGGCTCCATTACAGTATCAAGGTCTTTAGGTATTTTGAATCCCTTCCAAGTATACATTGGTGCAATAGTAAATTTTATAAAATATCCTAGTCGCAAATCCTCAATAAATATATTACTTTCAACCCATTTGGAGGACAAATATATTTTTGGTATGTGATATAAGTTTTTGTCCCTTGCACCTCCCTTTTTCAAATCAGTTTTCAATCTTGGAAAAGTTTCGATAGTAGTGGTCCAAGATGATGGTGTAATATTCTGAGAAACAGATGACACTTGGAAAAACATATTATCCCGATATTTTTTAGGTAAATAATCTACATTTAAAAAATTCCCTGGAAATATACCTGACATACCATACATTGAAAATGATAATGTGTACGGCATAATTGTTGGTGCAACCTCAGATAAAAAATTAGTTTTAGCCTGTAATCCAAAATATTCTTCAATACTATTAGCGAATAAAGCATCAGGGAAAATATCCTGTTCATCTATCGGGTCCTCTGCTGGAGGAGGAGCTCCTGTGTTTCCCCACCAAGTTAATGGATTCCACCAAGCAAATTCAGTTTCCGATGTGTTGCTATCAACTGACCAATCTTTTAAATCAGGTAAAACGCCACTTTCTTCAGTTTGAGTTATAATCTTAGTATAAGCATCTTCGTCACCTGTACTTGTTATACCGAAACTTTCTAACCTAATGTTAGTTGTAGCTTCGTCAGAATTTAATAAAGGATTGTTATTTTTTATACTCTCATCAAGACTATTATCTGCATCAATTAATCTTTTTTGCATTTTTTCAGCAATATCATCACCTATTGTTGGTAAATACTTAAAACCTATACCATCAGAAAAAACATTTTCAAAATGTCTTATAGCATTATCTACATCTGTATTACTATCAACTATAATTGGTTTATTTGCATAGTTTTGAATAGCAAGCATACTTGTCAAACCATTTTTTGGAGTCGTATAATTTAAATCAATTGATTTAATAATCGATTCTTTATTATTTATAGCAAATGTGAAAATTCCTGAATCTTCTGCGCTTTCAGAATCAATCAAATCATCAACTCTCTTACCTAAATTATTATCTACCACAGTCAGTTTTGTATTTAGTCCATTAGTATCTGCTAATTGTAAATCTAAAATTCCATAAGAATCTTCATTAATTTTTTGTAATATTTCTTTAATAGCATCATTTAATGAATCTTTTCCAGTAAAAGCATTTTTAATTGTTTCTACTTTTACAAAAATTTCTCTTATAGGAATTCTGTTTAATTTACGGTCAGCATCTGTATAATTTTTCTTTTCTGATAAATCTTCTCCAGTTTCAATATCGTCTGTTTGGTTTTCGTGCATTGCTGCATTATCAATAGTATAACCACTATTTGTAATACCTACATCTGTAGCATTATAAATATCTTGATTTTTCGGAGTTTGATAAAATTTGGGATATCTTTTTATATAAGGTTCAGATTCGTAATCCAGAGGTCTATCTGGCATTTTACCTTTTTTTGTATTATAAGTAACATCCCATTCAGGTGGGTATAAAAATACTAATTTTGATTTTGCTTTACCTGTCGTATAAATATTTTGCCGTAATTCTAAGTTTGTATCCAATGTTATAAAAGAGTTTGATGAATCAAATTCTGATTCAAATCCATTAGATAAAGCTATTTTTGCATCATTGCCAATAGCTATTTCAGAATTTAATAAATCATCTTCAAATCTTCCCCAATTTATATATAATTCACCTTCTGCATCTATTTTACCAGCAGAAAAATTTTGCCAATAAACACCACTTTCCAACACTAAAGAAGTCATATCTACATTCTTATCTCCACCACCTAACGCAGCTTCTGCCCATGTTTCAGCATAATCTGTACTCTCTTCCAAATTTGCAGGACTCGCGTTCCAATTTTGTCTTAAAAATTGAAGTGATGTTTCATTTCTTCCAGACCCTACTCTCATTTCTGTAGCCGCTAGATTTATTATATAAGCGTTTATTCCAGCCATAAATTTTGCTTTCAATGATTGATTATCAGTTAATGTCAAATCAAGTAGAGCATTATTTTTTGAAATTAATTCTACTGAACAATCAAAACCACCATTTTCTTTTAATTTAGCATCAAATTTAGTAACTATACCTACAATCGTATCCATATTCATTTTGTTATTTGCAACAAATCCATCTACATCATCAAACAAAAATTCATCAATGTTAGAACTTTCTATAGCCTCTTTAGGGTCATACAAAGAGGCATTAGACCAACCAAAATCAACAAAAATTTGTGCACCAGGTTTAAGTATAAATTTTGAAATAATATTTTCATAATCATTAAAATTATGTACAACAAATTGAACTGTTGTTCTTTTTAAAGCTCCTAACGCTCCCTCTGTATTTGAAGTTACTGATGTAATACCAGCTGGTGGTTTCATAAATTTATTCGAGGAACCCAACCGAGGGAATACATTATTTGAAATTCCTGATACTGGCTCCGTAGGACTTTGTTCTATGGTATGATTATGGTTATTTATTTCATAGACTGCCTTTGTTTTATAAGTAACAGTATATAGGTTATATGCATCTGGACCAGTTTTTGTATAAAATTGTGTTTTTGGATTAAATGTAGAATTACTTTTTTTAGCTTCACTTGAAAATTCAGCACCCGACTCTACCGCGTAAGTTTGCATACCCACCCACATTCTGACAAAAGGTGTTTTTGATGATAACTCTTGATTATTATCGCTCGCCTGTAAAGTATGTAACTTATCAGTAACCTTTTTATCCATAACGGAACCAAAAATTAATTTTTTTATAGCCATTATCTACCTGTAGCGTATCTTGTTGTTCTTGAAATTCTTAATGATGTTCCTGGTTCTAAATTCATGGTGCTGATATTATTAGTTTGAGCTATATACCACCAAAGATTCGGGTCATTATAAAATTGTTTGGCTAATGAATCCAATCTATCTCCTTCAGTTGTAATGATAAATATATCAGAATTAGATTGTGGTACTCCATCATATATTGTAGTATTAAATTTCCCTACTGAATTTTTTCGCAAAAAATTTTCCCGAGACTTATTGGTTGTAGTATTTTTGTATCGTGACATATTTTACTCCTAATTATTTTAAAAATTTAGTTTTAGACATAAAATTATCTACTGAACTACCTATCCTACTATCAACAGCATCATTTAAACCATCAATAAATCCATATGGAGGGTCACCTTTGTAAGCATAAAATTCAGTTTGATGGTCTGGAACTTGCTCATGAATTACTTGATAACCAATGTTAGCTATAATATGTTTAGGAACTCTTTTACCTCTTTTAGTTTCCCAAGTCGAACTTTCAGGTACCGTATAAGTTAAATTTTTAATGAAACCTAATTGTCCTTTGGCCAATTCAAAACTTACTTGACCTCCAGTTAAATATTTCATAATTTTTTTAAAATATTTTGATTGATTTATGCGCGTCCCATATAATTCACCTATTCTCAATGAAGTTAATGGGGATACCATTCTTGTTTTGTCTAAATTATTATCGTTGGCATAAGCAGGATAGCACAATGATGTGAGATGTCTTAATTTTTCATAAATTCTTTCTAATTCCAATGGAGTTTGAGCGTATAATTTTAAAGTAAAATTCAATGACCTTTCAGCTCTCTCATATACATAAACTGGCTCACTTCTACCTATATAATTCTCTGATGTCCAGGATGGAGACACATCTTCCGTCAAACCCTCTAAATAAGCTCTAAATACTATAAAATTATTACTCCTTAAATCTTTAAAATAAAAAGGCATACCATGCTTTTCAGACTCTATTTCTTTTGATGTCAATGATTTTTCTGTATCACCGAATCTATCACCTAAGAGAACATTACCTAACCAACCACTAAATCCTTCATCAAAAGCATCACCTAGGGTTTCTGTTTTTAAACCAACATCTTTAGGCCGTGTGATTGTCATTTTATCACCTTGAGGAATAGGTAATTGACTTCTATCCTTTTCCCCTCCAGTAAAAAATCTCAATGTTTTTGAAAAGATATTGTTTTTATTATTGATAAAACTTTCAAGCACTCCCCCACCAGTTGGCATTGGATTGAAAGTAAATTGTATTTTATCATTTACCAGTTCAGTATATTTTTGGGGTGTAGATATAAGACCTTCATCAACAAATTTATTGCCGAGACCAAATGGAAGTGTTTGAGCAAAAGATTTAATTGATGCTCTTGCCTGACCAACAGTTCCACCCCCTAAGAATCCTGGTACTGGTATGTTATTAAATATATCTTCTTTTGCAGTTTGGTTAGATTCAAACCTCGTAACCATATTACCTGCAACAGCACCTAAAGTAGTATCAGGGTCGTACTGGCCACCAAATCTTTGTTGTGATGCTACTAATTTACCACTTCTTTCTATCCATTTATTTTTCTTTACTAATCTACCGAAAAAATTAGTTTTCATTGGCTCAGTATATGTAATTATTCTTGATTCTTTTAGTAATTCATTTTGTTTATTGATAAAATTAACACCAGCCTGTGATTTTAAAAACTTATCTATTCTTAACACATCTAACGCTCTTCTATCTGTAAGATTTTCTCTACCAGCAACATATTTTTTAACAATATTATCATCAAATTCTGTACCTAAATAAGGATTTTGAGCACCAAATTCAATATTATTTTGTCCAAATTTAAAATCTGTTACTTTTTTAGGTAATCTTGGTTCGTAAGCTGTAGTATTATATCCTAAATTAGTAAATGTAGATTCAGGTGCTCCTTGAGTATCACTTGAATATAAGGACAATTCTGCACCGTCCAATAAAGCTGAAATGGGTGATATTTGAGGGCCATTTAATTTATTTTGTGGTGTATCTGAAAATTCATCTAATGGTGTAGTGTTCATTGGTTGGAATGGTGCATTTATATGCATCGAATCTAATGTACCATAATTTTGTTTTATAATATTAATAAATTTGGAATTACCTAATTCTCCTTCACTAAATGTGTAACCAGACTGATTAAAATCAATATTAAATCCTTCTGGAAAGGGTTTAGGTGAATCGAGTGTAAATCCTCCATACCTATTGTTTTGATAATCAACTGCCTCATCTGGAACTCCTTTATTGAACTCACTTTTTGGATTCACGCGAGGCGTACCAAATTTATTTCCTGCTCCTCTATTAAATATAGTTCTTAAATTTTCAAGTCCCAAAATAATTCTCCATTATGCATTTGCATCAGTTAATGCAATACTTAATTGTCTATTTGTTATATTTGTTACAAGTTGCTTACTATTAAATTTTTTCGTTTCATTCTTTACTTCTCTTATTTCATTTGTGAACGCAGTTTTCATATCATTTATTGCCTGTACTACTTGTGAACTCCCTCCACCACCTGAAGCTATACCTGGACCAGCCATCAAATCATCTTGAGGACTTAACTGAAAAGCACCAACTGCTGTTGTAACAACTGGAGCATCTCCTGCTTTCATTTTCATATCTCCCTTCCTTTTTGGTCTTTGTGCTAATAAACTACCTCCAGCTAAAGCTGCACCCATCATAGCAACACCACCAATACCAGTCGAACCCATAAGTGCCATCATTGCTATCCTTAAAGCATACACGAGACTAATTACTCCTGGTAATAACAATTTTGCATTACTTAAAGATTTTGCCACTTTTCCAATCCCCTCAAATACTGGAACTAATATTGCTGTCAAGTTGGCTAATATTGGACCAAAATCATTTATAATTACAGCTCCAATTGACTTTAGATTATTCATCAATTGTGAAATAGAACCTAATGCTTCTTTACTAACCAATTCTTCAAATCCTTTTGTACCTGCTAAAGCTTTCGATAGTGTTAAAGCTTTACCTTGATTTTGTACAAACTTTTGTATGTCACTAACTTGTACTCCCAAAGATTCTGCTAAAGCTCTCCTTTGAATTAAATTAAGGTTATTAAATTCTGTTTCCGACCCTAATTGTCCAACTATATTCGCCATAGCACCTTCAATATCGTTACTTAAAGCTAATTCTCTGGCTCTTTGAAAGTTAAGTTGTCTACCTATTAAAACAGATGCTTCTAATTCTTTGGTTATTGAAGATTCAAAATCTAATAAACCTTCTGCTATTTGACCAACCGTACTTAAATTTGTTCCCAATTTTTGAGCTTGAATAGATGCTTTAACAAGATTCTCAGGTGTATCTCCCGTAAATTTAGCAACAGTTTCAGCTGAGTTGGCTATATCGTTTAATACTGCTGTAGGAGCCACATCTGCAGAAAGGGCCAATAGTGTGGCTTGCTTTGCAAATTTTTCTGCGGCTTCAGCACTTAATCCACCTATTTTCACTAGCACACCAGTCAATTTAGAAGCTTCATCTGTTGACAGACCTAATGCTACACCAGTATGTACAACTGATTCAGCTAAATTCATAGATTCTTTAAATGTAAATCCAAATTCAGAAGTCAATGTACTCACAGCAGTTGAAATATCACCTAAACCCTTACCAATCTTTTTAAGTTCAGCATCTGAAGCCATTAGCCCATCTCTAAATTTTAAAACACCTATTGCTCCAAATTGTGCACCGATATCATCAACTCTTGCTGAGAATTTTTTGAATCCAGCTAATACAGATGCTATAGACAGCCATGTAGTAAGTCGTTTAAGCAACATTCCAGCTGCCATTTTAGAAAGACCTAAACCTGCTTTTTGAGTTTCTAAAATTTTCTTATCCGTTGTTAGTTGTTTTATTTTTTGACTATTGAATCCTTTCTGGAATGTCCCGTCAGCTTTTCTTGAATTTTTAATTTTATTGTTTACTTTAAATAAATCTACTTGTACATTAAACCCCTTTTTAATTTTATCAAATACAGTATCTTCTTCTTGTGCTAAGGTACCAAGAATTTTAGCTCTATCTTTAATGTCATCAGTAATTTTTTTACTAACTTTAAGCTGTTCATCTAATACACTAGCATAATTTTTAGCCAAATCATTTTGTGATGCAAGAGCTTCATTTATTTCACCAACTATTTTTTTGCGTTCTCTCTCGTTAGCCATAATTTATCCTAAGTAAAGTCTTTTAATGAATAAGTTTTTAATTTTATTTTCTTTTTAGAACCATAAGATTTTAATTCTTGATTCATTAAAGTTTCTAACTCCTTAACATTAACATTCAAGTCTGTTATTTTACTTTTGAATTTTTTATTCTTTTTTAAATTAGGATATAATCTTAAAAACTTTAAGATGTCTGTAAAAAATCCTTCTTTAATGATATTATTTTTATTTAAAAAACTCATACAACTCTCCATAATAGTTCATTAATAAATATAAGCTATTTACGAAATCTTGATGGGGAACTTGTATGAGTAATAGAATTATGTGTGTTCTGTGATGTATTAGTTGCTTTTTCCATCTGCTGTTTTTCTTGTTGCTTTATATCTACTAACTTTTTAAGATAAAATCTCCGTAAATAAGTTGGCATACTATAAACATCAGAATGCGTAAAACCATTTCCAAAATAAATTAATTGGAATATTTCATCATGTATTTGGGGTCTATGCTGTAGAGTCAGGCCAAAAAAAGTTAACGGTTAAAGGTATATCTACCTCAACCGACTCGCCTCCTATCTCAACATCTTGCTTTAAAACAATATCTGGAGCTACTTTATTTATTTCTTGTCTTAAATGTAAAGAATCTCTTGACAGCATCGTGTCTACAAAGGTATTTATAGTTGTAGTATCATCTGAACCATCAACTTCGATAATTATATGCTTTAACCTTGTCGTAAGTTCTGCTGTTATATTTGAACCTACCTTTTTTCTTGCAGTTAATTCAGATTCTATTAGTTTTTCATCTTTACCTGTTAATAATTTATATTTTATTGTTTTTTTACTAACTGGTAATTCAATTTTGAAAGTATCACCATCATGTTTTTTAGGTAATTTTTTAAAAGGGCAATCTGCTAGATTAAATTCAAAAGTATTTTTTTCACCAGTATTTGGGTCAGTAATTTCAGCACTATATTCTGGACCATATGCTAAAATACGAGCTGCTACCATTATAGCGTTTTTATCTCCAAGTATTAAATCTTCTGATTTAACACCATTAGTTAAAATTAAAGAATCTAATAATGTATCGATTACAATACCCTTTTTAATAAGATTTTGAGATGTCAAAATATCTTCCTCTTTAGCAGTCATATATTTTATTTCTATTTTACCATCTCTTAAAGGTGAATCTTTTGGATAAACTTTACCTTCTGAAGGTATACCTACTACCTCAGATGGGAATTTATTTTCAGCCATTTATAACCTCCTATACTTCTAATGCTCTCCTGAACCAACCAAATAAGAATCGTTCTTGTTCTGGTTTTTTGTTCACAAGGTCATAGTAATGTTTTAATCTATAACAACGAGTTCTGTTATCACATGGTTTGTAATGATTGATTGCTTCAATAGTTTTTGGTCCTAATCCACCATCAACTTTTAAATCACCACCTTTTGAATTAACAGCTCTCTGTAATACTTTTACTGCTGTACCTCTTCCTTGATTTATGCACATATCAAAATATATGTGTTTTAGTTTATTGGGCATTTGAGGTACTTTGTTCTTTACCCAATAATCATCGTAGTAAATTTTTCTTGCTTCTTCTTCTGTGAGATTTTTTATATCAACATCAGGATAGAATCTCTTGGTGATTCCGTATTTAGTTTCCCCACCTAAATCATTAGGGTCATTTACATAACCACCTTCGTGTTCTAATACAACATCTATTATATCATCAAATTTTGTTAACATTTATTAGAATTGTAATATTGCGTAATCGTATCTTAAAGTTAATGTAATTTCAACTGCAGTTGCATCAGCAAAGTCAAGTTCACCAAATTGTGCATCTTGGATATACGAACCTTTTAGTGTCCATTCTTCAACTTTATCACCAACAGGTCCTAATACATTGAATGTTATATCTTTTTTGTAGAAATCTGAATACCCATCTCGACCAGTAACTGATTCGTGTCCTAATCTAACCCATTCCATTACAGATTGAGCTGCACTTGGTACAATTGGGTCATATAATGTTACAGTAAGTGGTTGCCATTGACCTTTACCTTTAACATATCGAACAACATTCATATGGTGTAATTCAACATCTTCAAAAGTAATCTGAGGTCTTGCTGCTGTTTTTATCACATAAGCAGGTATCCCATCTATTTGCATTATGAACCGATTTTTTAGTTTCGGTTCAAAGGGTGTAAACATTATTTCATTAGCATCTATCAATTCTGCCATTATATTTCTCCAATTTTATGAGTTATTATTCTCATATATAAATATCATTTATCTCAAAAATTATTCAGGGAATGTAGCTCCTGTTGGTTGTATTGTGAAATCTAATACAATAAACTCAGCTGTTCTTGTTGGTTGAACAAATATTTGCCCATATAATATGTTTCTATCTACAACATCCGGTGTATTGTTTGTATCATCCATTACAATTCTAAATGCTGATAACCCTGAATTTGATTGTACAGATTCTAAAAATGGATTCACAATACCTAAGAAACGAGCTCTTGTTTTACCATTGTTTTGTTCAAACACTAAGAATCTTGATGATGAAGCAATAAATTTCTTCAATCTAATTAATAATCTTCTTACATTTACTCTGTCTAATGCTGAAGCTTTTTTCTGTAATGTTTTTTGACCCCATACACACACACCTTGACCTGGGAATGTTGCGATTGGATTAACATTTGATTCATATAATGTATCTCTATTCGCTTGAGTTAATTTTCTTTCAGCTTGAATAGCATTTTCAATTCCACCTCTATTCAAACCTGCAGGTGCAAACCATTCGTGAGCTACCTTATCATTAAACGCTAAAACTCCCGGTATAACAGCCGATGGTGGAACCCAAACCATTTGAGCAGTTTGTGGTTCTTGTACTTGTATCCAAGGCCAATATGTTGCTGCATAATTAGAATCTCTTGCATCTGCTTCTGAAGTTACTGATGTTAAAGCTGTGCCAAATGGTTTTGAATCTAATAATAAGAAACAATCACCTCTTCCTTCAACCATATCGATTGCTTTTGAAGCTATTGCTGAGTGATTAGTTTCACCCGATAATACACCTGGCATCATTAATAAATTTATATCATATTCATCTTGATTTGATAATAAATCTATTGCATCTCCATAAGCTGTTGAACTGCTATTAGCTGCATTTAAAATATACCCTTGTGTATTACCACTACTTATATCTTTATAAAAATTAGGTATTGTATTTTGCATGCGTGTTTGAGCACCTAATGCATCATAACCTATAAATCCATCTGTACCCCCTGAAAATGAACCACTACTTATACCTGGTAAAGAAGCTGATACACTAGCACCATTCTGTAATGGTTTAGAAATTGTACCATTTTCATCTAAATAATCAACTACACCTCGTGTAACTTCAACTCTAACATATTTTGATTTAACTGGATATGAACCAGATGGTTGTAAATATGGAGTACCTGTACCTCTACCTTTTATATCTAAAACTTGGTCACCAATTACTCTACCAACATAATTAGTTGAATTAGCATCCATAGATACATTATTCCATGTTTCTAATATTACTTTTCTTTTATCAGTATCATCACCTCTTCTAATTAAAAGTGTAAATGTTCCTTTAGCAGTATTCCGTGTTGTGACTTCCCACCTTAAATTATGCTGTGAACCTGATGTTAATATAGCATTATTACCAGTGTAAGGGCTACTAAATCCAGTTCTTCCACCCGAACCAGTGGTTGTATTTTGTAAAGAACCGTGTGATAAGGTATGTAATTTTAAAGCTGGATTATTATAACTATCAGAATTAAGTAATCCTGATCCAGTAGGTATATTAGCTGTGGCATGTGAATATGTTCCATCTAAAATTCTAACGACAGTCAAACTTGGAGCATGTTTTAAATAATTTCTTGCAGTTAATGATGTTAAATAAGTGTAATAACTTGAACCACTTTTAAAAGAATCTCCAAATAAATTTTGATATTCTGAATACGAAGTTACTACGGTTGGGGTTAATGCTGGACCTTTTACTGTTGGTCCTATTATAGCGCCACCTATCTCTCCGATAGCTGCTGGTAAAAAACTTTGGTCTATTTCATTGGTAAAAACACCTGGTGATACTACTTTCTCGGCCATTTAAACTCTCCTATTTTGGTGGGTATTCAGGAAACATAATATATTACATATATAAATATGTTTGTTTTTTTGCAAAACTATATATTTATTTAACTAAATGTTATTTTTTTATAAAAATACCTGTTTTAGGGTCTAAAGTTCCATCGCCATATTTTTTAACAACTTCGTCTGTAAACTCTTTTTCTTTTTTCTGAGCTTCATTAAACTTTTTAACTAAATCATCTTCATAAGCTCCTATGGCTTCAATCTGCTGACTTAATCTTATTTTATTTACGGCTGATTGTCCTAATTCAAATTGAACCTCAGTATATGTTTTTTGAATTTCCCGTAAATCATTCATTTCTTCCTCTGTAAATTTAACTTCTTCTGACATTATAACCTCCTATTGTTTATTTTCCTACTTGTTCGTTTGTTGCATCACCTTCAAAACCAAACACCACTTTACCTGGTGTTAATTCTCTTTTAGTTGTTGACATTTTATTTGTTATTGTTGAGTTCATATACTCTGGTAATAAATATGCTCGTGTTGTTACACTAAAGGTAGATTTTACAAATCGCTCTGAATCAATTGACATTTCAGTTGCATCATCTATTGAATCTAATGTTGATAAAAATTTATAATTGTTACTATCACCCCAATATTTATTACTATGACTAACAAATAATTCAATCAATGAATTCATCTGTTCTATATATGCTGTCCATAAAATAAATTCGTATGTAACATCTGAAAAATTAGGCATTCCAGTTATTATATTTTCAGTTACAGGTTTTGTACCAGTTAAAACTGAAAATCTATCATATTGGTTATCTTTTGACCATCTGGAATTTCTCGTAACTCTAGCATATTTCATCTGAATATCGTGTTCAAATCCTTGTGTTGACAATTCATTCTTACCAATAGATGTTCTTTTCAACATAATCAATGGCAAAATTAAAGAATTGTTTTTGTCTCTATTGACACCATTCTTTCTAACTGCTACCCATCTTTCTTCATTTCCATACATTACTGGCACATCAACCATTTCATTTGCTTCACTAATTTTAGGCCTTAATACATTTTTTATATATTTAATTACTGATGTATCTACATCTTTCAAAGTGATAGCATAATTTTTAGTATAATCTAATCCAGGCAATACTGATGCGGCTCTATTACCTTGCCTTTGAGTTGTATTTCTTGTAGAAATTTGGTCAGCTCTATTAATAGATTCTTTAGTAACCACTTGTTTATTTGTTATTTTATTAACTGCCATTAATCACAACAATCACATTTACAATCTTTACATTTTTCACACTCACATTTACAATCTTTCATTATTTCTCTCCTCTAAAAAATTTATCAATTAATTTCTTACCTACATATAAAACTAAAATAACTCCTACGATTGTAAAAATATCAATCCAGTGATTTCCCGAATCAGATTCTATTGAACCTAATGGTGTTTGTACTTTAAGTCTTTGTACAGATTTGGTAACTAAAGTTGTATCTTCTATGATTTGTTCTCTGTTCATCGCAATATTATATCCTTGATACCTTTATCAGTTCTATTTTTTTGCATTCCCATAGCTGCCCACAACCAAACTTTATCACCTTTCCACTTCAATT